GTCTGGCATGGTTACCAGCGCTGGGCCCCCAGCAATCGATGAACGCATTGTCATTGCGTACAAACCGATTCGACAGGTGGCGACTGGCGTGTTCGACTGGCTTGCTGCCAAGCAAGTTCGCAAGAACTATTCCATGACTAACGACTCCCCGAACGTTTGGGTGAACGGTCGCGACGCAACCGCGGAGCTGTTTGGCGAGTGGTTTGTCGCAGCCACTGAGGCCATCGCTCAGCACGGCGAGGATGTGAATTTTTATGTCGGCGACCAGAACAAGTTTGAAGCCCATCGAAGTGAGCAATCCTTCATGTTTGAGAAGGACGTGATCTTCGAGGCTGTGGATGACCCAGACTATCGTGCCGCCAAAGTCGGCTCGATGGTTCTGAAAGGGCGCGCCCAGCGCGTCAATGTGTCGTACATGGCCAAGTGGGTTCTTGGTTCTGGTGTGACTGAGACGTCTTTCAGCTCCCTCATGCGCAACCTTGGCGGCCTCGTCCACACGTTTGGCGAGCCATCTTGGGGCGTCATGGTGTTCGCTGAAAACGGGGACGATTGGCTCGTCATCACCAGCAGACACTTCACTCCCGAGTATTTCCACACGAAAATGCTCGAAGCCGGCCTCGAATCCGATTTTCGCATGACGCGCACGATCGCTGATGTCGAGTTCTGTCAGACCATCCCTTACCCGGTGGCTGGCACCGTCGTGTGGGGCTCGAAAATCGGCCGGACTTTGTCCCGCTTGCCTTTTTCGACCACTTCGACGAAGGACGACCCACGCGGTGTCGCCTTGGGTATGGCCGTTGCGTGTAACCATATCCCCTTTGTGAGCGATTACCTTCGCCACATCGCACTACTTTCCCCGGGTGTCGACGCAATCCGCTACGACCACCACATCGCAGCCCGACACCCCCACGTGGCAGACGACTCAACCATGGCCTTCGTTTACGAGCGCTATGGATTGACCAATGATGACCTGCTTGAGTTTCGTTCGCTTCTCTCCACCGTAGGTTCGCTCCAGTGTATGGTCTTTTGGCCGCACTTGGCGCGTCTCGTGGAGCGCGACGAGTGAGCAGTCAGTGGTGGGCATGAAATCAGGAACTCGAGAACCTGTACCATTTTGCCCTGACAGAACCCCCGGCCCCACGTGCCCTGACCATACGTTTATTTATTGTATTTGGCGTTTCGTAAAAAAGTAGCCACGTCTTCATTGTTTTTACCCATACATACACCACGGATCCCACCTCAATCGTACTATTCACCCTCCTCTCACTTTGCTCAGCTTTGCGCGCCGTCATCAGCCTTCGGAATGGCCAAGCAATCCAAGAGCACCAAAATGCGCCCGAAGCGCGGGCAGAAAGGCAAGCGCAACGCGCCTCGCCGCACTCAGACGACTCTCGCAGTTCGCAACCCGATGTTTCCCACGGCCAACACCATCACCGCCGTCACCTCTCCTGACATCATCGAGTCCGTCTGTGGTCTCTTCGACGCTTTCTGCCCTGCCGCTGTAGGTCGCCGCATCCCGCGCCAATTCGGCGTGGCCACCTCCACCTATCAAGGGCGCGCCATCATCCCACTCGCGAGTGGCGCTGCCAACAAGTGCTTCATTTTCAATTTTAGCATTTGTGCTGATAGCTACAACTACGGTCTCGTTCAACCCGCGAGCGACACCGCTGGTGCTGTCTTTACGGGCACAACCCAGGCTTTCCCTGGGTGGGCTTCCATCGTCAGTTCATATACCACCCAAGCACGTGTCGTGTCCGCCGGCGTTCGGTTCATCCCGACCGCCCCGTCAACGACCGCGGCTGGTTATATGCAGATTGGCGAAGTTCCCGCCTATGGCGCCAACAACATCTCCATCATTGCTGGCCGCCTTTCTGACTACGCTCAGAAGGTTCAGACCACGGATTGCCGTAAAGAGTGGACGTGGTTGGCTTCACCCTCCAGTGATGTGTACTCCGACTTCGTCATCCCGCAGACTGTCGCCACCCCGGGTGCAACTTCGCAGAACGACAACTGGTTGTCGTTGATCGGCATTGGTGTCACACCAGCAGTCGCCACATCGGTGGGCTACCTCGAGTTCGTCGTGAACTACGAGTATGTCCCACTCGCCGTCGCCGCCACGCCTGCCATCAACCAATCATCTTCTGCTGACAACACCCCTGCTGCTGGCCTCGTCAAAGTCGCGACCGACGCTGTTCGCACCACGACCCAACACATTTTTCAAGCGACGACTGACACCGTTTCGGCGGTTGTCTATCAAGCTGCGAAGACTGCCCTTCGTCGTGCTGCCGGGGCTCTCAACCCCAGCGCCGGAGCGATGCTGGCCCTCGCCGATCGCGCGAGCCAGATGCGCCTGACGAACGGATGACCACAGGGCCCACCGCTCGTCCGTGTGTGTGAGTGCAGCATCCCAAGAACCTGCCAAAATTAAAACATATTCATTAGCAGCATCCCAAGAACCTGCGAAAACAAAACAATACAAAAGTTTATTGACCGGTGGGCATTGGCCATGCCCAGCGGGAAAAACAGCTCCCAC